ATCCTAAGCAATATTTTATTAATAAAACCTTATAAACCATGGGAAGAACTAGAAAACCAAAATTAAAAGTATGCAGTGTAACAGGATTAGAAACTTCTGAAACTAATTTTTATAGAAATCAGAATCATCTTAAAGCTGTAGACAACTTAAGAAGAACTACTAATGCTTCAAAAGAGCAATTAGCTAGAATGTTTAACCAAATTAATCAATACGTATAGTATGGCAGGAATTATAAAAACAAGTATTAACCTTGCGCTTATACCGAAAGATAAAATTATCAACGGTAAGAAAGGTAAATACTTACCAATAGCAATAACTGTTAATGATGAGGTCGATCAATTCGGCAATCATGGACCAGTTATTGTTGATCAAACTAAAGAAGAAAGAGAAGCTAAAGTTGCTAAAGTATACTTAGGTAACTCTAAAGTAGTATGGACAAACGGTAGTTTTCCAGAACCAGTTAAGTTAGATCAACAAGCGGCAGCAGCACCGCAAGTAAAAGCTGCACCACAGGTAGAAGACGATTTACCATTTTAAATTAAATTAAATGCAAGTAGAAAATACAGAGATTAATGGATTTTTGATTGACAAGTTCAATCAATATAACTTAGAAGAGGGTAAAAAACAAGGGACGTGTCCTTTGTGCTCTCACACTAGGAAACCCAAAAATCAGAAAGCTAAATGCTGTTCTTATGATTGGGAACGTGGTCTCGGTACTTGCCATAATTGTAACACTACTTTTCAACTACACACTTATCAACGTAAAGGTGCTAGTAGTAAGGATTATGTTAGGCCATCAATAGATGTTTCTAATTATAATATACCTAGAACCAAGGTATCAGAATGGTTTGAAAGTAGGGGCATCTCAGAAAAAACCCTTACCGACTTACGAGTTGGTGAGGGCTCTGAGTATATGCCACAAACAGGTAAGAAAGAGAACACGATACAGTTTACTTATCACGTAGGTGATCAACTTATAAATATTAAATATCGTGATGGGAGAAAAAACTTTAAATTATATAAAGGTGCTGAAAAAGTATTTTATAATATAAATAGTATAGTGGGTTATGACGATTGCGTTATAACCGAAGGTGAGATGGACGTATTAGCGTTACACGAGGCTGGAGTTAAAAATGTAATATCAGTGCCAAATGGCGCTACGCTTAGTCATAATAATTTAGATTATCTAGACAATTGTATAGATTATTTTGAAGATAAAACTAAAATAATACTAGCTGTTGATACCGATGATCCTGGTTTAGCACTACGTGCTGAGCTTGTGCGTAGACTAGGTGCTGAAGTTTGTTTCTTAGTAGATTTTGAAGGCTGCAAAGATGCGAACGAGTACTTAATGAAGCATGGTAAAGAAAAGCTTAGACAAGTCGTAAAACAAGCAAGAACATATCCGTTAGAAAATGTTACAACATTTAAAGATATAGAAAACGATGTAACAGACTTTGTTAAAAACGGTTTTAAAGCAGGTTATCAAATAGGTTTGTCTAATTTTGATCAAATATTTTCTACATACACGGGTCAGTTTATAACAGTAACAGGTATACCAAGTTCTGGTAAGTCTGATTTTGTAGATCAAATGTGTGTAGGTTATAATAAAAATTATAATTGGAAAACAGCGTTCGCATCACCAGAAAATGCTCCAAATTATTTACACGCGCATAAATTAATGCGTAAAGTATGGGGAGACATGCCTAAGCGTGAAGACATAGGCGGTGAAAAATGGAAAGAAGTAGCTAATCATGTAAATGACAACTTCTTTTTTATTGATATGGAAAAGTATACGCTTGAATCAGTATTACGTAAAGGTGCTGAACTTGTTAAACGTAAAGGTATTAAATGCTTAGTCATTGATCCTTTTAATAAAGTTAGAGATAAAAACGCATCTTCATTAGACGTTAATATTTATACAATGGAGTATTTAACTAAAATAGAAACATTTGCAAAGAAATATGATGTTCTTGTTTTTATTGTAGCTCATCCAACTAAAATGTATAAAACTAGTGAGGGTAAAATAGAAGAACCTACAATGTACAATATTAAAGGTGGTGGTGAATGGTATGACGCTAGTTACCACGGTTTATTAGTACATAGAGATTATGAACTTAAAAACACAAAAGTAAAAGTGTTAAAAGTAAAGTTTCAAAATCTTGGTGAAAATGGAGCAGAGGCTTTCTTTACTTGGGAACCAAAGTCAGGATGTTTTGTGCCTGACGTTGCTCAGTTAGCACAAGAAGAACCAATGCCTTGGGAATAGATGCCACGAAAAAAGAAAGAAAAAATGGGACAATATATGCCTACTGCGCAGGAAATGGAAGCGTACAGGTGGTGTATAAACAATGGGATATATATCTCCCCATTTGCGAATGGAGAAGGAGCTTGGTATATAGAAATTAAAATGAATAATAAAATAAATAGATCTCCATTAACATATGGTCCAGTATCAATTTGGATTCAGATTTATGAGTTTTATAAATATTACTACAATAAGTATGCGCAGAAAATTTAAAAATGCAGATGAAGCTTATCGTTATTTCTTAAATGAAATAAGAATTAATGGTATCAAGTTCGGTGATACTAAAGCTTTATTCAACGTAGGATTTACGTTAGAAAAACCCGAACAAAATTATATCGTTGAAGATGAACGTGATTGGAAATTAGATTATGCAATGGCAGAATGGGAATGGTATTTATCTGGTGATTCTAACATTGCTAAATTAGGAGAAATATACGGTAAGGTTCCAGCAATATGGGAACGTATGGCTGATAGTCACGGGTATGTTAATTCTAATTATGGTTGGCAATGGCAACGTGAAGATCAATTAGATTACGTTGTTGCAAAGTTAAGAAATTGCAAAGACACTAGACACGCGGCAATAAGTATTTATGACTGTAAAGAACATAAAGAATATGCTAAAGATACGCCTTGTACTTATGCTGTTCAGTTTACAATATTAAATAATAAACTTAATATGGCTGTTCTAATGCGTTCTAATGACCTCTGGTATGGTTTCTGCAATGATCAATACCAATTTAGTATGTTACAAATTATGATTGCAGACAGGTTGAATATTGAAATTGGTGAATACTACCATTACGCTCATAATTTACACCTATATAATAACAAATTATAATGACATATTATTTATATCACATTCCGGGTAAAAAGATCGGTGTTACAAGTAATCTTAATGCAAGAGTTACGTTAACACAGGGTTATGACCCAGACGAATATGAAGTTCTTGATCAGTCCGATGATATAAATTATATATCAGAGAAAGAGATAGAACTTCAAAAGTCTTATGGCTATAAAGTTGACCGTAAGAAATATAATGAACTATTTAAATTTAATAAAAAAATGAATATAAACGTAACAGAACAAACCACTACGTTTCCATGTCCAGTTAATAAACTAAAAGGACAACTGTTGGATAACATTGGTATGGAGTGGGAGACAGAACATGGTACTCTACATATCACAAAGAAAACAGTTTCTTGGATAATGAAAAACGTTAAAACGTCTATGTATAATAATAATAGATGTTATGTATATAATAAAGCTTTTGCAAGACTATACGACAATAATGATTTATTTGAAGAACCAAAAATGGTTCAATGTAAAGATGATGCAATGTTTGATAGAATTAGAGAATGGGCTCAAAATAGAGGTTTATATGACGAGGGTAATACACACACTCAATATGTTAAGCTTCAAGAAGAAGCTGGTGAATTAGCCAAAGCATTATTAAAAAATGATTATGATGAAGTAAATGATGCAATTGGTGATATGGTTGTTGTATTAACAAACTTAGCGCACTTACACGGTACAGAAATAGAATACTGTATAGAGGACGCGTATAAAGTTATTGCAAAACGAACAGGTAAAATGATTAACGGAACATTTGTAAAAGATGAATAATTATACAGTAAAGACTGAAGATAAAATCGTACATAAAGTTATCGAAAAGATAGATCAACGTAGTCTGGTTGGTCAAGCTAAGTACGGAGCAATGATGATGGAAGAAGTTGAAGGTAAAGATAAAGACCTTGATGACTTTCTGGTTGATGTACAAGAAGAAATAATGGACGCTTTGCTATACATACAAGCAGCAAGAGAATGTCTTAGAGACGAAGTTGAAGAGTGTATGATTAATAGACAAAAACGATTCAATGACAACATCTCTAATATAGATGTAGATGAAGAAGAAGAACTATAAAAGAAAACGCGGGCCTGTACAAGCAAAAAAGGTAACGTACGACGGTATCAAATTTGCTTCAGGTCTTGAGCGTTATATGTATCAAGCTCTTAAAAAAGCTAAAATAAAAGCTAAATACGAGGGTAAGACATATGAAATAGTAAAAGGTTTTAATTTTACAAACTCTTGCTATGCGAGAACAGCTAGTGGTAAAGGTGATTATAAAGAAAGAGGTAATAAAAAAATACTACCTATAAAATATACACCTGATTTTATTGGTAAAAACTTTATAATTGAATGTAAAGGTAGAGCTAATGAATCTTTTCCACTACGTTGGAAGTTATTTAAAAAATATTTAATAGATAATAAAATTAAAACAACGTTATATAAACCACAAAATCAAAAACAATGCGACGAAACAGTAAAGTTAATCCTAAGCTTGCAAAAGTAATTGCTAGGAAGAAATACGCTGAAAGACAAATTGACAAATGGGTTAAGTGGTCTTGGCAACAAAGAGGAAAAGTTAAATACAAAGAGCTTGTGAAATATCAAGATCAATATAATATAAAAGTTTATGGATAATAAAGAAAAATGGAACTGGTCTTTATCATTTGGTTTCTACCCAGGTATATTATTTGGATGTAGAGCTTATGAAGAAGAGCATACAATAACATATGTGTTTTATGTTCCTTTTATGGATATAGCACTAGAATACCCTATATAATATGAGTTTATTTAAAGAAAGAATACCTTACAAACCATTTGAATACCCTGTTTATTACACAGAAGGTTGGCTTAAACAAGCTCAAGCTTTCTGGTTACATACAGAAATACCAATGTCAGGCGATGTAAAGGATTGGAACGAGAAATTAACTCCAGCTGAAAAAAACTTAGTAGGAAATATTTTGCTAGGTTTTGCTCAGACTGAATGTGCAGTATCAGATTACTGGACACAAAAAGTCGTATCATGGTTCCCAAAACATGAAGTGCAACAGATGGCTATGATGTTCGGCTCACAAGAAACAATACACGCTGTTGCATACAGTTATTTAAATGAAACACTTGGATTGGAAAACTTTGAAGCGTTTCTTCACGAACCGGCAACGTCGGAAAGATTTGATAATCTGGTTAGTTATGACGGTAATGATCCTGTGGGGATTGGTCGAAGCTTGGCAGTGTTTTCTGCTTTCGCAGAGGGCGTTAGTTTATACTCAGCTTTTGCTGTTTTATACTCTTTTCAATTACGCAATCTTCTCAAGGGAATAGGTCAGCAGATGAAATGGAGTGTAAGAGATGAATCTCTTCACAGTAAAATGGGCTGTCAACTATACAGACACATGTGTGAAGAACTACCTAATCTTAAACAAGATTGTAAAGAAGACATACACGAAGCAGCTAAGATCATGGTAGATCTTGAGGAGAAATATATAGATAAAATGTTTGAAATGGGTGATATTGAAAACCTAAAGTCGTATGACTTAAAACAGTTTATTAGAAAAAGAACAAATGAAAAACTACAAGAACTTGGTTACTCGGATAAAAGAAGATTTTTCAACTATGACAAAGACGCAGCAGCGAATCTTGATTGGTTCTATCATCTTACTGGGGGTCACACTCACACTGACTTTTTTGCAATTAGGCCAACTGACTATAGTAAGGCAAATGAAGGAGAAGATTTTGAAGACATATGGTAATGACAAGAAAAAGAAGATGGAGGTATAGATTACTGAAGTTTTTAAGATACACAAATAAATTAACTAGTTATCAAAAATTTGCATCACGCGTAGGATATATGGGTGCTGCGTTTTTGATGGCTGGTCAATGGACATTAGAACCTATATTATTTATAATAGGTTTTATTTGCGTGATTGTACAGGTATCATCACGTAAACAATGGAACTTAGTTGCTCTAAACTTAAACGGTTTAGCGGCATGGATAAATCACTTTATAAAATGAAAGAAAGTAAATTAATAGACATGCAGAAAAAAATAGAAGTATTAGGATCTGCATTAAAAAACACTTTATTAAAGCTTAATGCTTTAGAACAATATACACAAGGTATATTAACATCTTTCCAAATACACATTGGTAAAGATGAATGGGAAAAAATAGTTGAACAATTGAAAGATATAAACAAAAGAGAAGATGTGGAACAACCAGTGGAAAAAGGGAATTGATTACCCAGAGTGGGGTGACAACGAAGTCTATAAAAAAACAATAGGAGGAGGATATTTGTACAATGAAGAAACACCTAAAGAAGCTTATGAAAGAGTTTCAAAAACAGTTGCAAAAAGGTTGCGTAAACCTGAAATGGCTGATGTCTTTTTTGAGTACATATGGAAGGGTTGGTTATGTCTTGCTAGCCCGGTATTATCTAACACGGGCACTGATCGTGGTTTGCCTATTAGCTGTTTCGGTATTGATGTGGCTGATAGTATTATTGACATAGGACAGAAAAATTTAGAGATGATGCTACTCGCTAAACACGGCGGTGGAGTTGGTATCGGTGTAAATCAAATAAGACCCGCCGGAGCAAAAATAACAGGAAATGGAACAAGCGACGGAGTTGTGCCTTTTTGTAAGATATACGATAGCACAATACTTGCCACTAATCAAGGATCTGTCAGACGAGGAGCTGCATCAGTTAATATTAACATTG